TCTAAAGTAAAATCGTTGAGTCTGTAAACACCTACAGTTTGCAGATCAAGGTAACTCATGTCGGTATCATGCACCCAGTAAAAGTAGCCTTCACCCTTAACCAATTCCCAGCCAGCTTCTATCTCTTGAATTGCCTTATTCACTTTTTTAATTGTTAATTTCATTTTAATACCCTTTGTTTTTTTGATTGAGATTGAATATTAAACGCTTACTGCCCAAAAGTAACGATATTGTATATACCATTATGGAATAAAGGATTTGTTTTTATAACTTTACATCTCACCTATGCGCCATTCCTCATCTTTGATCTGCTCTTTTAAGTCTCTGGCAAACTGAATTACCTCTTCCCTGTTAAACTTAGGCGATGCCCTCCAAGCCAGACGCTCCATAGCCTTTACTCTGCGCTCGCCATAGTAATCAACCATCCACTGCCTGTACCTTAGTACGTAGTGCGCTTGTTTCATACCCCAGAGGTTGCAAGAGGGGCACTGCACCTGAATATTGGGCTCATACAGTTTAAAGATAGTGCGGCCTCTAGGGATAAAGTGACCGCCCTGCATGTTCTTATAGTGGTCTACCTTGCCGCAGGTAACGCACTGACAGTATCCATTGTCATCTGATGCCTTTAACCTAACTAGGCGCTGCATCAGCTTTGCCGCTTTCTCAACCTCTTGAGCGACAGTCGATTTCTTCCTCTTCGCCATATTCTAGTTCCAGTAGCAATTCACAATAGTGGATGATCTTTTTAATATCTTCTGCGCCATTTTTATCCCTAGTCGCATACTTAATGATATTTCCGCGAATAAAATCTAATTTGTTTGCGGTGATATATTCTATCGGCTGGATAGCCAGCTTGTAGTGATCTCCACCCTCCTGTTTGTTGAGTGCGCTCATTCTTCTGCCTCCGAATCCACAACTTTAATTTCACAAGGAACCCCAATATTACAATAAGGGCAAATACCATAAGCGTTATCATCGTCGCCAACCCAATACTCAAGGCCATTACCGCAATCACAAAACTGTCTAACAGCATAAATCCCGTTCTGTGGAAAGTTAATAACATTGCTCATTTATTCCCCACTGTAATTTTAACCCTTGAATCTTCCCCGCTGTCTTTGTGATAAACCACAGCAGTCATTGATCGCTCTGCGCCATACCCTGAGTCTGAGTGCCATTGGTCGGTACTGGTCAGGCTGCCCCAGTGTTCAAAGTGCATCGAGCCAACTTCCCTCGCGGTGTGGTGGTGGATATGCCCCAAGTGACAATAGCGATTTTTAGACTGGCTCCATTCATCGTCGAGATTCTTAATTACTGCCTGTAGAATCTGCTCATGCTTCATCCTGTCGCCATGGTGGAAAACAAAAAGATTATTGTTCCATTGGTAGTGTATAAACTTGGAATAATTAGGCAGCACATCTACCCGCTTCTCTTCTCTATACAGTAACTCAATGCAGCTAGACAAGTGGCAAGCCATGTCAGAATCATGGTTGCCTCGAACATTAATCACAACCACTTTTTTATGCACTGCCAGCATTTGGTCAATTAGAATCTGGAACAGCCGCCCTGCCAGCTTAAAGGTCTTTCCAATGCGGGTGTCGACATCAACCCTAGTACCTGCGGTAGTTTCATTCTTGCTCGAATCTGCATGAAAGAAGTCACCGACATTAAGCAAAACACCAACCTCTGCATCCCCTACTCGCTTAGAAAGTCTAGCCGTTGAATCAATAAGAATCTGTGTGGCTATCTTTATGTCCCAGTCATCATCATCTAGCTTTGTTTCACTGTCGGCCAGCATCCCAAAGTGATGGTCGCCTATCATATACATGGCTAAATAATCTGCGTTGACTTTGGCGGGGGGATTTGCTGGTTTTTTTAAGCCCTTTAGGTCATCGGTGAGGCCATCAACCACTGCGTCGATTTTGGCCTTCATATCGCGCTTGTGCGGCTCTTGGATAACCCACTGGAGCGCAACAGAGCCATCGTCTTTATAGGCAGTGGATATTCGCTTGGCCTCAAATCCCTCTGCGGTCTGGTGAACCAAATCTCTGTGCGGTGCTACCCCCTGAGAGGCAGCCTTCTTTTCCAGATTTTTAATTATTTTATCAACGCTCTGCCTAGCACACCCTAACTCTTTTGACGCTTTGTTTGCAGAACCTGTGGCAATTACCGAATCTATAACTTGCCGCTGTCTATCACTTGCTGCAAATTCCTTTAGAACCCTTGGGTCAACCTTTTGCATCCTTAACGCTCCTGCTTGGCCTGTAGTTCGGCATACTCACTCTCTGCGGGTATTGATAACCGAATGCCCTGCTTGTTAGCCCAATGATACACGTTATCCAAAAAGTGTACCATTTCGCCTTTGGATAGCTTGCTGGTGCTTCTTACCTGCTCAGGGATGTGCTGGTTGCCTATCGAGTAACTGTCAACACCCAAGAAACGCTTTTTAAGCCACAGCTTCCACACCTGATCGGGTTCTGCATGATCTATCTTGTGGCCTTTCTTTGCCATTTCTGTGGCTATCTCCCTATACCAGATATGCGACATAGCGTTCTGGCTTAAACTTCTGGGGCTTTCATACTTGTCTAGCTTCACCACCAAGGGGTTATCAAAATCCCATGACTCGATGCGCTTTAGGATAAAAGGGAGTTTTGCCTCTACCTCCCTCTTGTCGTTAATTCTTACATGGTCGCCCTGTGTCATAGCTTTACCCCCAGCCAGCTTTGGGATAGCCTCTCGCTTTTAGACTCCAGACGCGGCTGCCGCTTTACCCTTTCCCTGCGCTCTTTGGTGTAGCCCTTTCTGGATGTATCTGGGTCAAAAATAAACTGCCGCTTTGGGGCTAGATGTTTAGGCTCACAGAATGCCTCTCCGTACAGCCTACCCTTGATGGTTGCCCTCATTACCCCACCATCCTCATGGTTTTGCTGCGTCCAGTCGCTGTACTCCTTATGGGTGTAGCATTCCCCGCTAACAAAGTAGGGATGCTCACCCTTAAACTCAACGTACCTTGGCTTATTTTTACTAGGCATTTTTTAACTCTCCATCAAAATAAAACCCGCGAGTGTTTAAATAGTGCTGCTTCATCGTCAGGTAGTTATCGCCATCCAGCCAGCTTATATCTGTTAGCTGCATATCAATGGTCTTTGCCCTAATGCTGTCAGACTTGCCCTGCTGTTTAGCCTGTGGCGACCCGCCCCTGTCCTGCGCTCTAGCAAGCCAAGAGTTCACAAAGCGTTTAATGCCTTTAATGGTCTTTCTTTTGGTAGGGTTAGCGTCGCACCATGACTCCATGGCNGCTAGTTCTTGGTGGACATTGATGGCAGGATACGTTCTCTGCCAAGCGATCACATCGGCTTCCTCTGGTTGCCAATCTTCTTTGGTATTTAATAACATTTCATTCCCCGAATGCTTGTTGGTATAAGTGAGTCTCTATCTTGCTAAAAAACGACTCCATTGGTTCAAGTTCATTGTATTTCTTTTTGCCGCCATCTTCTCGCTCAATTAGGCCATCAGAGTTTTGGCCTTTCCTTTTGATTTCGCAAGTATCCCAGTAATCAGATTTCCTGCACCACCCCATAAACTTAACATTAGCGGCCAGCTTTTCTCCCTTGGGTATAAGAACACTAGCAAAAACGTAAAAGTGGCAGGGGTAATCTTTCTGGTAGAGATTAACGTGAGTATCATAACTAGGCAAACACTGCACTGTCCTTTGCTTTGCTTTTAGGTCAACAGTAGCCCTCCCTATCTTAAAGTCAAAATGATAGCTAGTCGCTGCGGTATAGTCATGCTCCAGAAGGCGATCATCTAAAGCATCTTTAAACAGCAATTCAGCTAGATTGCCAGCGTATTGACCAGAACCATTGTCTANCATGGTNTTNCNGTTAAATGCATTATTAGTCGCCATGCTGATAGCCTCTTTATGGTGAGACTCAGAAGGAATAATTATCACACCTCACCCCCAGACAGTTTATTTATAATATCCTGCATTGACTGAAAATCTATATCGCAATAACCGCCACCTATAGTCAACCTGACCCCTTGAGTTCCAAATATCTCACACTCAGACTCAAAGAGCATAAAGCCCTCATCGCCATCAGTGTAAACGCACCCTACCAGATCATCTTCTTCAAAAAACACATAGCCAAACTCAAAAGCCTGTGTCCAGTTAATAAAGCCCTCTTCACTCATACCAACTCGATGGCAAATATCTTTGTAATCAATGTTCATTTTGTTCTCCTATGTCTCGGCAAGCCTCGCCTTGTATATTAATAAATTATTTTTTTAATTACTTTTTTAAGGATGATCCAACCCTTTACACTTAACAAAGCATAATTTACAAATCTAAGGGCTTAAAGCAACTTAGTGACTTAATCGTATCCGTATTTAGAATCAGTAGCAGTTCCGTTGCCCTTGCGCCTAGACGCATTAATCGTTATTTCTTGCTCGGCAGTCAAACCAATCAAGAGGTGCTAATAGAGGGGTCACTCTCGTTCATGGGTTACAAATTCCCAATCCACACACCCGAATACTTTTTGAACCTTAATCTATCCAACCTACAAAGTAAACCTATTTGCCTACTTATAACCAAATGCTATAAAAGCATCAATCGTTATGCCCAAAGCAGAGCATAGCAACTGGATGGTGTGCAGCTTTAGGTTGCTGCTTTTGCGCCATCTTAATACCTGCTGTGGCGATGTGTTAGCTAGTTTTGCAAGCTGGCGGCTGTTTACGCCCTTGCCTTTCTGTGCAGCGATTAAGCATTTGCCTGTGTCGATCAATTCCATCACTCAAAACCTTATGTTATATTAATTGGGCGGGTTCCCCCGACTCGCAACCTCCTATGGTTTGCCCCCGAAAGCAGCGATGCTCTAGGGGGCTTTTTTACCTTAAAAGGGTATATCTTCGTCCATTTCCTCAACGCTTACCCCGCCAAGATTCTGAGGCGGCTTTTCAGTTTGCCCATCAGTAAAGAAAACCTTTACGTTGCCAAGGATAGGTGTTTGCACCTGAGCCTCGCGCTCTTCCTTGGTGGTTGACTGAGAAATAAAGCCATTGTTCTCATACTGGTCTTGCTGCTCGGTATCCACAAAGGTCGTTAGGTCAAGATAAGTACCCTTCGTGCCTTTATACAGGCGGCTTTTGTCGATCTTTGTAACGTCGATTCGTACAGATAATCCTACTTTCATTTTAACTTCTCCACTTGGTTTAGTATTTCAGCCACAGCCTTTTCGACTTCGATGGCTAGTTTTGCGATATATTCGTCATCGCGTCCAACCCTCACTAGAACGTGAGGCATTTCTGGGTGGTAGGCAAAGAAGTCCCACCAATCTCTTTTGGTAATCCACATACAACCTTGGATTTGTTGCCAGTATTTTTTAACGCCCACCTGCGGTTCTCTAAGATAGCTAACCATCGTTTTAGGGGCTGGGCATTTTATCTCCAAGCCTCCCAGACTTTCGCCCTCTAAAATCAACCCATCAGGCGAACAGCCAAACTCAAAGCTAGTGTCAAGAATAAAGCCAGTCTCGATAACATCATTGCCAGAGATAAACTCGTATGCCTCCCTAGCTTCTGGCTCTAAC